AATCTCGCTCAGAATTATCAATCCATGAGGGTTCAAATTTATGCAGATTATGACGCGATGGACTTTGATGCGATTATATCTTCAGCTTTGGACATCATAGCTGATGAATGCACACTTAAGGACGAATCTGGAGTGCTTCTTAGAATTACTTCTGCTGATGAAAACATACAAAATATATTAGAACAATTGTTTTATTCAGTGTTGAACATAGAATTTAATCTTTGGGGTTGGGTTAGAAATATGTGTAAGTACGGAGATTTTTACTTAAAAATGGAAATTTCCGAGGAATTTGGTGTGTACAATGTAATTCCTTTTTCTGCTTACAATATAGTTAGACAAGAGGGTTTTAATCCTCATAATCCAAACGAAGTTAGATTTAAATTTGATCCAAACGCAGCTCTAGGATCCACTACTGGATACACCTCTGCTTACAATAATCAAGATCCGGGTATTTGGTTTGATAATTACGAAATGGCACATTTTAGATTCGTGGGTGATGTAAATTATCTACCTTACGGAAAATCATATTTAGAAAATGCAAGAAAGTTATTTAAACAGTATACACTGATAGAAGACGCGATGCTCATTCACAGAATTGTGAGAGCTCCAGACAAAAGAGCGTATTATGTTAATGTGGGGGCCATTCCTCCCATGGAAGTGGAAAGTTATATTCAGAAGATGATGAATAAGATGAAAAAAACTCCACTTGTTGATCCTCAAACTGGCATGTACAACATGAAGTATAATGAAATGAACATGTTAGAAGATTATTTCATTCCTTTTAGGGGAAATGGGGATACAACTAGAATAGATACAATTCCAGGGTTAACTTACAATGGGATAGAGGACGTTCAATATTTTAGAGAAAAAGTTTTTGCGGCTTTAAAAATACCCAAAGCTTTCATGGGTTACGAAAAAGATCTTACTGGTAAAGCAACTTTAGCAGCGGAAGACATTAGATTTGCAAGAACTATAGAAAGAATTCAAAGAATTATAGTTTCGGAACTTAAAAAAATAGCTTTGGTTCACTTATATGCTAATGGCTATACTGACGAATCTATTGCAAATTTTCAATTGAGTTTGACCGGCCCATCAATAATATACGAACAGGAAAGATTGGCGATGTTAAAAGAAAAAGTAGATCTGATTAATCAGGCATCAGATGCCGCTACACTACCGAGGGATTATATCTGGAAGAATGTATTTCACATTTCAGAGGATGAATTTACAGAAATGGAGGACATGATTATAGAAGATCAGAAAAGAAAATTTAGATACAAACAAATACAAGAAGAGGGTAATGATCCTGCGGAAACCGGTCAAGCTTTCGGTACTCCTCACCAGCTCGCCAGTCTTTATGGAGGTAAGGGGGATGGTACTTTGGATGTACCTTCCGGGTATGATGAATTAGATCCCAACAGACCGACGAAAGTCCCAGGAAGACCACAAAAGTACAAATCTACTTACGCCACTGATGATTCTCCTTTTGGTAGGGATAGGTTGGGATCTTACGATTTAAAATCAAATGCTGAAACAGGAGAAGATAGTTTTAAACCAAAATTTAAGGGGGGCCCTTTAAATCTTGAAAGCACTGCTGACACAAAAGCAATTTTTTTGAGGTACCAAGGAACTCTTAAAAAAATGTTCCCAAAAACTAAAACAACTCTATTTGAATCAACTTTGGACGAAGATAACATACTAGAGGACTTAGAAAAATAATAACATATTTATTGGTAGCAAAATGGGCTATACACGTAACTACTTTCGATGATCAAGCATAGTAAATACAGAAATACTGGAATTTTATTTGAATTATTAGTTAGACAAACTACGGCTGATCTTTTGGAAAACAAAGATTCAAAGGCTGTGAAAATACTAAAAAAGTATTTTACAAATACCGAACTTGGAAAAGAGTACAATTTGTACAATTCTTTAATTAATAGTAAAAAATTAACAGAATCTAAAGCAGAAATATTAATTTCTACTATTATTGATCAGTATAAAAAAATAGATTACGAAACATCCAATAGGTTAAAATATAACTTAATCAAAGAAATCAAAAGAAGTTATAAATTAGAAGATTTTTTTAAGGCAAAAGTAGAAAATTACAAATCTTACGCTTCTATATACACAATTTTTGAATCACAACACTCTAAACAAAGTGATACAAAGCAGATAATTTCCAACAAAATAAATTTATTAGAGAGGATAAGCGAAGATAATCTTAAAGATAAAAAAGTACCTATTTCTTTAGTGGAAGAACTCATGAAGGAGGACAAGGAAATTAGATTGATGACTTATAAAATTCTAGTAGAAAAATTTAATGATAAGTACGGAACTCTATCAGCCAAACAAAAAGGACTTTTAAAAGATTATATAGCTAGTATATCTGACACTCAAACTTTAAAAGAATCCCTGAATAAAAGATTGACATCAATAAAAAAAGAACTTTTGGGACTTTCAAAAAAAGTTGAAAGCCCAGTAATAGCCATAAAATTAAATGAAGTTATAAAATTAATAGTTCCTATAAAGGATAACATAGGTGTAAAAGACGAAGTTGTAACTAGTATTTTACAGTATTATGATTTAATAGATGAGCTAAAATCAATAGAATGACGAAAAAACAATTTTCAGTTCAATTTTTTGCTCAAAAAATGCTAACCGAAGATGAACACCCAGATGTAGTTTTTGCCCTTAGCAACGAAGGATTAGTAACTTTACTTAATAATGATTATCAGGGGAAATTTAAACCTATAGATAGTTCTGGAAGTGGGTATTATGTCATGTTGAATAGGGACTTTGATCAATTCGTTGATCAAGCAATTCAATACGTTAGAAAACCCATGGATTATATAGAGATTAAAAATGAAATGAGACCTGATGCTTATTTGAGCTACGAACCAAAACAAGGATCTTTGGAAGAAGACGGAGGTTCGTGTGCAACTGGCGCAGGCGCAAACTTTCAATCAGGAACAGGAGAAGAATACGCTCCAGGGCTTAATAATTCGAAGAAAAAATATAATGCAGAGCTAAAAGAAGATTTAAGAAATCCATCCTCTCAAAGGTACCAAGGAACTCAAACGACTGTAAAAGAAAAAAAGAAGTTTAAAAAAACTGTTAAGGACGTTGAACCTAAATTAGCTGCAGGAAAAGCAAAAAATTACGCAAAAGATTCATGGGGGTGGAAAGATGCACCAAAAATACCAAATAGGCCCACAAAAGGCGGATTTATATATAAGGACCTTTGGGAAACTAAATCTTTGACTGAAAGTTATTCTACGTTTAAGAAAGAAACTAAAATTAGAGACGGAAATCAGCAATATCACGAAGCAGTAAAGTTAGTTAGAAAAAAATTATCTGAATTAAACAAAGTTTTAGAATACTCAACTAGGTTGAAGGAAGAAATGCCTTATCAAAACACAATTCCTGAGGGTAAGAGTGATAGTAGAACTAAAAAATCCATAGAAAAGTTAAAATTAAAAGTTGCAGAAGCTTACAAAAAAATTAAAAAACTAGATAAATAAATGGCAAAACCTACTACTTCTGTATCAAGCAGAAAGACTACTTTTGGTAAGAAAAAAATGGGAAACGCTAAAAAATCGTACAATAAACACTCCCAAAGACCAAAAGAATATCACGGTCAAGGCAGATAATCAAATATTTATAACTACACACAATGACTACAGTAGATTTATATAAACAGCTTAAGTTGGGAAAAATTACGGAATCCAAATTCCTTTACGAAGTTCGTAGGGATAATAATTTACCGTTTATTACCAATCTTACGTCCTTTAAGGATGCAGAGCAAATTCTTAAAAATAGAAGTATAATTAGGGAATGGGCAAAGGACGATAAAGAAATAACTGCTATCATTGACAAATTAAATCCCTACAGATTTAAAAAGGCCATTCAATTTGAAATTGATAAATTGGCTAATATTGATGAACCAACGTACATAAAAATTAGGGAAAAAGTAGCTAAGAAAATGGCAGCCGATCCAATGGCATACAGGGAAGCTCAGTTCATTAATTCAGAAGACATAGAAAAACAAGACCAAAAACTTCAATGGGAAGAGGTAAAAAAGAACAATTTTGTTGACAAATATCAACAAATGAAAAAAGTTAAGGGTCAAGAAAAATTAAAAGCTCAAAAAGCTCCAAAAACTGAAAATAGAAAGGGAAAACCCAAGGGCGTAAAAGAATTGACTTATAAAGCAAAAAAGGCCAAGGGCATAAAAGAAGTCATGCCAGAAACAAAAAAGGAAAAAATAGTTGAAAATTTGTTTACTGACATTTTTAAAAAAAAAGTTAGTTTATTAGAGGACACTCATTATAGATTTGGAATAGGCCAAGCAGTACCTTTACCTGAAAAAGATCGTAAAGATTTTGGATGCGATTCAGGAACCATAAAAGACATTAAGGGCGGTACTTTATACCTCGAATTGGAATCTGCAGACGAACAGGGTCAACCAATACAAATTTCTAGACAAATAAATGTAATAGAACACGAATTGGGAGGAAGACAAGAAATTCAAAAAGAACCTGTAAAAGAACCTGTAATAAATGCTGATGGTAACCAATTTAAAACTGGCCAAGAGGTGATGGATGAATTTGGAAAAAAAGTTAGAATAGACGGTTTTAAAAAGGATAAATATGGTAAAATAGAAGCTTTGATAAAAGCTTCCACTGGAATGTTTTATCACACTGTGAATATTGATGGTTTGGAACCCATAAAAAAAGAAAAAACTCCCCAAGAGGATGCTTTTTCAAAACTACCAAACTTAGGAAAATCAGGTCAAAACTGGTTAAGTGGCCAGGGAAAACTCAAAGAATTATTTAATAAACTAAAAGAAGTATCCAAACAAAATTTAAAAGAGGATAGAAAAAAATTCAAAAAGATCAAAAAAGAAGTCATAGATCCACAGACTATCAGAGCAGCACAAACAGGAGAAACTACCCTGTCCGTAAAAAAAGGAAGCGCTGATGAAAAGCAAGCGCAGCAAAAGGGGTTAACTTATACTTCGTATTAAGATGAGCAAACAATTATTAATAGAGTACTCTTTATTTCACCCAATCGGTCAATTACACGAAGGAATTAAAAATCGTAATGGCAACATGGTGGTCGCTGGACAAGTGCAGGCCAGTGATAAGCCAAATGCTAATAAGAGAATATACCCCTACGATATTTTAGAACTTCAAGTTGAAAAGTATATAGCGGGCCCTATAAAAGAAAATCGTGCACTAGGAGAACTAGATCATCCGGAATGCCATCGTCCATCTGCAGAAATAATGACAGAATCTGGATGGAAAAAAATAAAAGATGTAATTGTTGGTGAAAAAGTCATGACTTTAAATACGCTAACTAGTCAATGTGAATGGAATATTGTTGAAAGGGTTATTAATGAGCCCTATCGTGGAAAAATGATAAACATTCGAAATAAAAATATTGATGTATTAGTAACTCCTAATCATAGATTTGTGACTACTGATAGGCACTTTAATTATTCAGAAGTTACGGCTCAAGAGATTTTTGATAAAAAAATATCTACTCATTTGGGAATTCCTATTGATTCAAAAGGATATTTAGACGGTATATCTTATGAAGTCTTTGAATTACATAGTCATAGTCATGCAAAAATATCTAAAGAAAAGAGATTAAAATTTGAAAAACCTTTAATTTTAGATGCTAAAAGTTGGTTTGGGTTTTTAGGTTTTTATTTAGCAGAGGGTCATTGCGGACCTTCAGAATCATCTGGAGTTTATATATCTCAAAATGATGGAGAAAAAGCAGATAAATTTAGAAGTTTATTAGAAAAATTATCTCCCGAATTGGAGTGGAAAGAACGAAAAAGAGATAATTCTAAAGGATTAGTATTTTATACTTATGATAAAAGATTATGGAATTATTTAGATCCACTGGGAGATAAATACTCTAAATATATTCCTAAGGAAATAAAGGAAGCTTCTAAAGATTTACTTAAAGAGTTTTTTGATTGGTATCTTTTGGGAGACGGCACTACTATTAATTTTAATGGATACGAAAGACAATCTGTTTTTACTGTGTCTAAAAAATTAATAGAGGATTTAGATGAAATTTTAGTTAAATTGGGTGGTTCAGGAGTTATAAAAGAGTATATAACTAAAAAAGATTATGTATATGCTAATCATGTAATAAAAGCCGAAAATAAAAGTACTTTATATAGACTTTGGATCAAAAAAAATCACTCTATATCTTTAGATTATAGATTTTTAAAAGTTGAAGAAATTGATTATGATGATACTGTGCACTGCGTAACTGTTAAAAATGGTAATTTTTATTGTAAAGATAATGAAAAACCCTTTTGGTCTGGAAATAGTTCTATTATTAATTTAAAAAATGTTAGTCATAACATATTGGAACTGTGGTGGCAAGGCAAGGATTTATTCGGAAAAATAGAAATATTACCCACACCCTCAGGAAACATACTTAGACAGTTATTTGAAAATCAAATAAGTGTTGGAATTTCTTCAAGAGCCATGGGGTCAGTTTCTTCCATAGGCGAGGGAATTGTTAAAGTGGAAGACGATCTTGATTTAATATGTTGGGATTTTGTCTCTACTCCATCTACTTACGGAGCATACATGAAACCAATGGGAAGTCGCGGTTTGCAAGAATCTTACGATAGGACTATTAAACTGGAAGATAAATACTCTAGGGCAAATAAAATGATATCAGACATAATTTGTAATGTCAGTGGTATTTGTTGCATTCACTAAAATATTTTTTTAGTAAATTTACGTTTTAGAAAAAACACCGATATTTATTCGTATATGCGTTATTATACTCATAATATAACGCTACTCGTATAACATACACATATTGCTTGAAACACTACAATAAGCAATCGAAAATCACATAACATAATTAACATGCAAGAAAACATGTACAAACAAGCAATTGCTGATGCAAAGGCACTAAGAGCTAGCGCAATCGCCAACGCAAAAGCAACACTGCAAGAAACTTTCGCTCCCCAAGTGGAAGCAATCGTTAAACAATCTTTAAGAGAAGATTTGGAAGAAGATTTGGAAGAGTCGACTGACAAAGAACCAAAAGATAATGGATTCGGAGCTGGTAAGGAAAAAATTTACAGTAAAAAATTAAAACTTCCGAAGAGTTACAAAGGAACTGATATTGAAGATTTTGAAGAATCAGAAGAAGAACTCGAAGAATCCGAAGAAGAAATGGACGAAGCTTCCCTGGAAGAAATTCTTGGAGAATTGGAAGAAATCGACGAAGATTACGAAGAAGAAGGTGAGGATCTAGAAGAAGCAGGAGACGAAGAAGAAGTTCCAGAAGGTGGAGAGGACGATGAAGAAATTGTTCTTACTTTTGGTCAACTTAAACAAGCTTTAGCGCCTTTTATTTCCGGTGAAGAAGGCATGGAAGCTGGAGAAGAAGACATGGAAGGAAACGATGCTGACGTTGATTTAGACGAAATTCTTGGAGAGGAATCAGAAGAAGAACTCGAAGAGTCTGAAGAAGAACTAGAGGAATCAGAAGAAGAACTCGAAGAAAAACACGACATGGAAGAAGGTAAAAAGAAAATGGAAGAGCGTAAGAAAAAAGTTGACGAAAGCAAGCACAAAAAAGAAATGGAAGAAGCTAGAAAAGCTATTGAAGAACTTAGAGGTTCTTTGAACGAAGTTAATCTTTTGAATGCTAAATTGCTTTACATGAATAAACTTTTTAAAGCTAAATCTCTAACAGAATCACAAAAAGTAAAAGTTGTTGTAGCTTTTGATAGAGCATCTAGTGTAAAAGAAGTTAAAAACATTTATGCAACTCTTAACGAATCTATTTCGGCTACGAAAAAAACATTGAAAGAGAGCTTTAACGGGTACGCATCCAAACCCGCCGGATACGCGCCAAAACAAAACATTACAGAAGCAGATCCTTTCGTTACGAGAATGCAAAAATTGGCGGGAATAAAATAAACAAAAACAAAAAAATTAAATAACAATCATGGCAAACTTAGTACAAAATTTACTAAACGAGTCCGCTCAAAATGCATCGCAAGCACAATTCACCGTTGCTCAGCGTTTAGCAAAAAAATGGGCCAAGTCTGGCCTTTTGGAAGGCTTGCAGGACTACGATCGCGCTAACATGGCGATGATCCTCGAGAGTCAAGCAAAACAACTAGTTGTTGAGGCTTCTCAAACTAACGGTGGCGTTTCACAGGGTTCTTCCGGTAACGCAACATTTACACCAGGTACTGGTGAACAATGGGCAGGAGTTGCTCTACCCCTTGTAAGGAAAATTTTTGGTCAAATTGCAGCGAAGGAATTCGTTTCAGTTCAACCGATGAATTTACCTGCAGGCCTGGTATTCTATTTGGACTTCCAATACGGTGGTGCAAACGGTACCGCTTCTCCGTTCAACTACAATGGTTCATTGTACGGTACAACAGGTTCTAACTTCGGTAATGCCGCTTCAGGAGCTCTATACGGTGCTGGTAGGTACAACTATTCATTGAATGCTTTTTCTGCTTCAGTTAGTGCGTCAACCGTACTTTCAGGATCAGCTAACGTTCCATTTTCAGCTATCAACTTTGATGCTAACTACAGTGCATCTTTAGTTGCAGGTCAAATTACCCAAATTACAATTCCTAACGCTTCAGTAGTTTTGAACGACATAAACTACAATGGAGTTAGAGCATTTGACATTGCTTCTGGTTCAACCATTTTGAGTTCTCAAACTTTGAATGCTTTTACAAAATACACCGGACTTCCAATTCAGGGTGGTACTGACGTTCTAACTTTTGTGATAACTGGTTCTTTGACAGCCGCTGCGGCAAACAACTTGACAGGTTCAAATGCTCTGGTTGTTTACTATAATAAAATGACCGACTTCAATGCAAGGGGTGATTTTGAAGATAGATCTTCAAGTCAAGGTATGTCAGTTCCTAACTATTACAGCCCCTCTCAGATTTACATCCCTGAGGTTAACGTTCAGATGAGGTCTCAGACCATTTCTGCTAAAACTCGTAAGTTGAAAGCTCAATGGACTCCGGAGTTCGCTCAGGACTTGAACGCTTACCACAGCTTGGATGCTGAGGCAGAATTGACCGGTCTTCTTTCTGAGTACATTTCTTTGGAAATCGACTTGGAAGTATTGGACATGTTGATTCAAAATGCTCCGACCGTGTTGCAATGGTCAGCAAAAATAGGTAACCAAATTGATCCAACCGGTACTTTCTTCCAATCTAACACAGCGGGAGCTTACTACAACCAGATGACTTGGTTCCAAACAATCGGTATTAAATTGCAGAAAATATCCAACTTGATTCACCAACGTACTTTACGTGGAGGTGCTAACTTCATGGTTGTTTCTCCTGCGGTTGCAACAATTCTGGAATCAATTCCTGGATTCGCTGCTGATACTGACGGTGCTGCTGATACAATGAAATACGCTTTTGGCGTACAAAAAATCGGTAGTTTGAACAGCCGTTACAAGGTTTACAAAAACCCTTACATGTTGGAGAATTTCATCCTGTTAGGATTTAGGGGTAACCAATTCCTTGAGTGCGGTGCTGTATACTCTCCTTACGTTCCTCTGATCATGACGCCTTTGATTTATGATCCTACTACTTTCACTCCAAGAAAGGGGATAATGACAAGGTACGCTATGACGATGATCAGACCCGAATTCTACGGTGGTCTACAAGTAGCTGATTTGAACATTGTGTAATTGGTAAATTAAATTAAAAAATACAAAACCCAACGAAAGTTGGGTTTTTTTATGTATATTTATTGTTAATTAAACCCTAAATAGGTGTGTATGATAAAATGTTTAAAGTGCAGCAAAGAATTAAACGGTAGACAGAAGTTTTATTGTTCAAATTTTTGTAAGCTAACCCACAAAGAGGGGATAAAAAAAAGAACCATAAAAAAAGATAAACAAGATCATAGTTTTTTGGCAAAATGTAAATTGGATGGTAAACTATTTTTAGATGTAAAAAACTATTCAGGAGCTCTTTCAAAGCACTTGGTTAAGCTGGGTGTGAATGATCTTAGCAATGTATTCGATCACTACGATATAGTGAAGAATGAGTTAGTTGAAGCTTCCAAATGGAACTGTACGTACTGTGATTGGTCAACTATTGATACAAAAAATAAATCCGGTTGCATTACAAATCACATTAAAACACATGGAATCCAAATTCAAGTTCACATGGACAATTACCCTAAAGATTCTCACTTGTGGGTGTACGGACCTTTAAAAGAGATCAACGATTACGTTCTTTCAAAGGACGAGAATTCTTTTATAGTCTGTTTGGAATGCGGTAATAAATTTAAAAGATTGACAAAAACCCACTTAAAATTTCACAATTTAACTCCGGATCAGTACCGTGATAAGCACAAAATAAGTATACTCACCAGCGAATCCACTTTACAAAAATTCAGGGATTCTTACAAAGAGCATTGTGATAAAATCAACACAATTAAAAAAATTTCAAAGTTGGAATTAGAATTTGGAAATTGGTTAAAATCCCTTGGAATTAAAATTGAGTACTCTAATAGAAAAATTATAGCTCCGTACGAATTGGATTTGTATTTGCCTGATTATAAATTAGCAATAGAAATAAACGGATTGTATTGGCACAGCGAATATCACGGAAATAAACACAAAAATTATCACCTTTCAAAATTGGAAATGTGCGAAAAAATTGGAGTGTATCTAATTCAGATATTCGACGATGAGTGGATTAGCAAACAATCCATAATAAAGGGTAAAATTTTGAGCAAACTAAAAATGTCAGAGCACAGAATTTACGCAAGAAAGTGTGAAATATTGGAAGTAAAAGACAAAAAAATAAAATCAGAATTTTTAAAAAATAATCACTTACAATCTGATGATAGGTCAAAAATAGCTTTTGGATTGTATCATCAAAAAGAGTTGGTCGCTTTAATGACTTTTGGGCCTCTAAGAAGAGCGTTGGGTCAAAAAAGTGAAACCGGCCGTTACGAGTTAATAAGGTATTGTACATCAAAATCAATCGTAGGAGGAGCTTCTAAACTATTCAATCATTTCTTAATTACCCACAATCCAGTGTCAGTTTTATCATACGCTGATCGTCGTTTTACTTCGTCTATAAATTCAACTCTGTACGATAACTTGGGTTTTAATTTTTTTGGGGTAACCCCTCCGAATTATTGGTATACAAAGGACTTTAAAAGAAAATTTCATAGATTTAATTTTACAAAGGGCAGATTGGTAAATAAATTCAATGGGGACAAAACAAAATCAGAAATATCGTTAATGAGGTCCATGGGGTACGATAGAGTTTGGGATTGTGGTAATTTAAAATATGTATATCCAAAATAGTAATTTAATTCGTTACGGTTTCACTCATATTTATACCAAAAGAGTTACACCCGTATGGAAGTTGAAACGCAAAAGAGAAAGCTGAAGGGCCAAATAAAGTTCAACGTCCAGTTGAACGATGAGCAAAAGTTAGCTAAACAGGTCATACTAGATAATAAGATAACGGTAATAAAGGGACAAGCTGGTTCGGGAAAGTCATTGGTCGCAGCTCAAGTAGCTTTGGACATGCTTTTTAAAAGGGAAGTGGAAAGGATCATTCTTACGCGTCCGGCCGTGACTTCCGGTGAAGAAATAGGTTTTTTACCTGGTTCAAAAGAGGAAAAATTGGCACCTTATACAGCTGCGATATACGATAACATGTATAGGTTGTACAATAAGGAGAAAATAGATAAGGAAATATTAGAGGGTAGCATTGAAGTGATTCCGCTGGCTTTCATGCGAGGAAGAAATTTGAGCGACTGTTGTGTGATGGTCGACGAAGCTCAAAACATAACTCACAGGCAGATGGAGTTGTTATTGGGTAGAATATGCAAGGGAACAAAAATGATAATATGTGGAGACTCCTCTCAAGTGGATTTGAAGAATAAAAAGGATTCAGGTTTTCATTTTATATGCACTAATTTCAAAGAAATAAAGGGATTTGAAGTGATCACTTTAAAAACTAATCACAGGGATCCAATAGTTGAACCCATGTTAGAAATATATAAACAACACAACGATTAATGGCTAACCCTATAATATACACAGGATCCGCGCAACCCATATCAGGATCAACTCCTTTTGGATTTTACGATAATGATATAAGTTTTCAAAATGATGGTCCAAGAGTGGCGAATTATGTTGCTACAAAATTGGGATACCCGGTCATGGATGTGGAGTTACAGGATACACAAATGTACGCCTGTTTTGAGGAAGCAACTTCTGTGTACGCAGAGGAATTGTACCAATCAAAGATAAAGGACAATTACTTTGCTCTTGAGGGAGCATCGACTTCGTCTCTTTTGAATAATCAATTGGTGGTACCTACGATAAATTCGATAGTGAATATATCCGACAATTACGGTCCTTACATCGGCGCCGGTGGTCTGGTGAATTGGTACACAGCTTCTCTGTACCTTTCGGGAAGCGTTCAAAATTACGATTTGGCTGCATGGGCATCGTCTTCTGGACTAGTACAACCGGGTGATAGCATAGTAGTGCAGAGAATATTTTACGAGGGACGTCCCGCCATAGATCAATTTTTCGATCCCTGGTTTGGGGGTGAAGTAAATTACGCGGGTGGAGCTCAACAAATGGGTTTTGCCGGCTACGCTCCAGGATTGGCCTATCAATTATTTCCTGTGTATTGGGACATTCAAATGATACAGGAAATAGAAATGGCCAATACTGTTAGAAGGTCTGGATACACGTTTGAATTGGTGAATAATAAACTTAGAGTATTTCCAATTCCTTGGCGCGACGGTGAAATGTTAAAATTTGAGTATTCATTAAAGAGCGAACTATCCAGCATTTCAGGAAACAGTCCCTACGGAACAAATCAAGGATTGATAACGAACCCGTCAAACGTTCCTTACGGCCTAATAACCTATTCCCAAATAAATCAACCTGGAAAGCAGTGGATTTACGAGTACACACTCGCGTTGGCTTCAGAATTATTGGGTTTGATAAGGGGAAAGTATCAACAGGTTGCAATTCCCGGCGCAGAGGTTACTTTGAACGGAGCGGATCTCATAGAAAAGGCCCGCGCAGCAAAAGAATCTCTGAGAGAGAAATTGAGACAGGATTTGGAAGATATGACAAGAAAATCCCAGTTGGAAAGAAAACAATCGGAAAACGATTCAATGTCAAACACATTAAATCAAGTGCCGCTATTTATCTATATAGGATAATTTTTAATTAGGTAGTATGGCGATATTTGGATCAATTAGGGACATTGAAGTTTTTAAGGGCATAACTTACGAATTCGTTGAGAACGTGGCCAGTCAACAGTGCGGTTATTACAAAATAATGTTGCAGGACACCCCACCCAATGTGTACGGAGAAGCCATGGAAAAACAATACGTGGGTCCAGTTTTGCTTTGGGTTTTGGTCGAAAGGGGGGATTACGGTACACAGGACTGGAACGATCAATCCACTGACGTAGTTAGAAACTTAAAATTTAGATTCTTTAAGGATCACTTGATAGCGGCGAATGTGGTTCCCGAAGTTGGGGACGTTGTGATGTACAACGAAAACTATTACGAAGTGGATAACGTTAACGAAAATCAAAAAATATTGGGAAAGGATAAAGATTATTCTTATTCAGATGGATTGAACAAATTTGGATCTTCTTTTTCTATAATACTTGACGCTCACTACACAAGTCCTGATAGGCTTGGTATACAAATACAAAGAACTTAACAATGGCCGATCAAGTAACAAGGCCGCAGAATCGGCAAGAGTTTATGGACAAATTGGTGACTCCGTACTTAAAAAGTCAAGGGGATCCCAATATCGTGTTCTCAGAGCCCCAAAAATTGGGTCAACCAGAAATCAATAGAGCTTTAGAAATTAGTTTAAGGAACGATTACGATAAGGATTTTTCAATAGGTATAAAGGATTTTGATGAAGCTTTAAAATATTATTTTGATAACATACTTAAATTATCAGTGATTCAAAACGGATCTAGAATAAATGTTCCTGTGTTTTACGGAAACCAAGAAAATTGGAAGGACATTCAATTAGAGGGTTATTTGAGGGACAGATCCGGAAAAATGATGGCACCCATGTTATTTTTTAGAAGGACGAACATAGAACAAAATAGAAATTTGGGTTTTAAATTGGACGGTAATAAGTCCCATAATTTGCAATACTTTTACGGAAGTTACGATAGAAGAAACATATATTCCAACTTTAATGCGCTTAATTCTAGGGTACCAACTAAAAAGTACATGGTTTCCGTGACTCCTGACTACGTTACTGTGACATACACCTGCTTACTCTGGACGTACTATGTTGAGCAAATGGATAAACTAATAGAATCACTTAATTTTGCTTCCAGAAGCTACTGGGGAGACCCTAATAAGTTCCTGTTCTATTCCGACATAGAGAATTTTGAAGAGACTTTACAGTACAACATAGGAACAGACAGATCTGTTAGAACGCAGTTCACCCTAAAATTAAACGGTTACTTAATTCCAGATACTATAAATGCGGCTGTTACAGCGGGAAATCGTGTGTTTAGCATTGCCAATATATCTTTTGGGTTAGAAGTCGCAAACAGCGTGGAACAGTTTCAGGCGAATTTGGCGAAACCGAAATCATCTCAAATTGCAGCAGTCGCAGCGAACGATTCTGTGAATGTGACTAACATAAATCAGATCAGTGGAAGCATACCTTCCGCAATAACTAATTATTTACTTCAAACTAAACAAATTTCAGGAACTTACGTATCGTCTAATACAATTAATTTTGCAGCCGGTTGGGCGGTACCGCCTTCAGGATTACCAGCTAATAGTGCTTCTAATTTTACATTTTTTATTAATTCTACGTTGATAGATCCAGGAGCAATAGTTAGTTTTGTGGACAACGGAAATAGCGCAAGTACGTTAGTTGTAAATACTAGTGTATTGGAGTTCAGTTTTGATTCGAACGATATATTTTACTCAATAGGTAAATTCGCATAAGCATGTCAGAGGTAAGAAGCAAACAAATACAGTACCCATTATCAGGGTCATTTTCTGGGTCATTTTCGGGGGACGGTTCTGGTTTAATTAACTTACGATTTTCTGTGACAGCTTCTTACGCGGTTTCATCGTCGTATTCTGTATCTTCATCATTGGCCAATACAGCCAGTTACGCCCTAAACGCGTTAACAGCTTCTTACTCACTATCAGCATCAGAAGCCACACTATCACAAACAGCCAGTTATGTAATAACAGCACAATCTGCATCTTACTATAGTGGTAGTGTAGTAAGCGCTTCTTACTCACTATCAGCATCAGAAGCAACTTTGGCTCAGACAGCTTCTTACGCAATAGGGTACATGACTACTTCTAGTTTTAATAATTTTACAAGTTCTTACAACACAGGATCGTTTAGTGGCTCTTTCACAGGTTCTTTGTTTGGAACAGCAAGTTGGGCGAATAATTCTACGTCTTCTTCTTACGCTATATCTGCGTCCGAATCCACTTTAGCGCAAACAGCTAGTTACGTTCAAAATGCACAATCTGCTTCTTACGTATTACAAGCCGTAAGTTCATCTTTTGCAACTAACGCCCCTGCGTACACTATAACCTCTAGTTTTAATAATTTTACAGGATCATATAACACTGGATCTTTTACTGGGTCATTTACGGGTGTTCATACTGGATCTCTATTTGGTACCTCTAGTTGGTCCCAAAATTCATTAACCTCAAGTTACGTTCAAAATGCACAATCTGCTTCGTATTATAGTGGCAGTGTAACAAGCGCTTCATACGCGTTATCGGCATCAGAAGCAACTTTGGCTCAAACAGCTTCTTATTATGGTGGTAGTGTAGTAAGTGCTTCTTATGCTTTAAGTTCATCTTACGCATCGACTGCGTCTTACGGAAATAATTTTACCGCTTCAAACATATTAGTTAATAATACATTAACAGCACAAACACTAATAGTTCAAACTGTGACATCTTCCCAAGTATACAGTTCTGGATCAAACGTTTTTGGAAATCAATTATCAAACACTCAACAATTTACTGGGTCGGTAACAATTACAGGAAGTTTATCTGTAAATAACAGTTCGGTTATTTTAAGCAATCAAACTTCTTCATTAAATGTTTTAAGTTCTAGTTTTGCCAGTACGGCTTCTTACGCTTCACAAGCTTCCACTGCAAGTTATATAGTAACAGCGCAAACAGCTTCTTACGTATTGCAAGCCGTAAGTTCATCTTTTGCAACTAATGCCCCTGCGTACACTACAACCTCTAGTTTTAATAACTTTACAGGATCCTACAATACGGGCTCATTCACTGGAAGTTTTATTGGAAATTTAACGGGAACTTCTTCGTATTCTAATTTAGCGACAACCGCCAGCTATGTTACAACAGCTCAGACTGCATCTTATGTGGTTCAAGCTATTAGCGCTTCTGTTGCTCCGTCTTATACTACAACGTCTAGTTTTAATAACTTTACAGGATCCTACAATACTGGTTCATTTAGTGGATCTTTTTCTGGTTCTTTATTCGGCACTTCTAGTTGGTCCCAAAATTCATTAACTGCAAGTTATATAGTAACAGCGCAAACAGCTTCTTACGCTATTACAGCATCAAGTGCAATTAACGCGTCTGCGTCTTTAACATCAATATCAAGTTCTTACGCTTACACGGCCAGCTCAGCGATTAGTTCTTCTTTTGCTAATAGTTCTAGTGTAGCTTATTCCGGTACTGGATCTTTCACTGGATCATTTTATGGAATACACACAGGCTCTTTATTCGGAACGTCTTCTCAAGCAACATCAGCTTCGTATGCCTATACTGCATCGTCTGCGATAAATGCATCAGCTTCATTAGTGGCGATAAGTTCTTCTTACGCATTTACTGCAAGTTCAGCTATAAACGCATCGGCTTCTTTAAATGCCGTAAGCGCATCTTATTCTATATCTAGTAGTTACGTAG